CGAAGTAGTTGCTGAGGATCCTCAGCGGTACGCCAAATGTACTCAGGTCGATATGGTGACGTAATAATAATACGTCGTGCGAGAAGCTGGCGAGAACCACCTTTACATTCAACCTGATAAGCGTATCGATCTATTAATTTTAGAAAATCGTTGTATTTACAGAAATCTGATCGTAAGTCATCAATAATGACATCTTCGTGAGCGTCATAGCCTTCCCACCATTTAATTGTATCAAGACAAGTAAAAGGTTCGTTGGTCATGTCATAAGCTAAGCGGGACTTACCTGTGCCAGTAGAACCGTGAAACCATAATACCTCTGGTTTCCAAGTGCGTTTTTTTTCGAAATATTTGAGGCGTATTTCTGCCATCCTGACAGATTGAGTTGAGCGTAAATGAGGAAGAAGTTCCCTCATAGAATTTACACCGTCGTCCATCATAGTTGTAATCTTTTCAAGATCAGTGCGTTTGCCCTGAGATGATGGTTTTCCAGTTTCGTATAAGATTGACTGCTTAGAGCAGTATTCACGATTCTGGAGATCATTACCTAAAGCAACCTCGAAATGAGCTGTGCTGAGCTTCTTTTTTAAAGCTGAAAGAGTACGAGCAGATTTAAAACGGAAATAACATTGAAGGTGAGGAGTGCCAGACTCCCCGACTTCATCGCCGACTATACAATAATCACAAGTAAGAGCCTTTATGCTCTCAATGTCATCCAAATCATAGTTGTTAAGCGTAGCAACCCAACAACGAGATCTAAAGTTTGTAGCCATTATAATATAAGGTGAGAAAAAAACACAGAAGTTTTTAACACATAAGTTGAGGGGGTAATACTGGCCCCTCAACTATTCCTAAATATCCTGGAATAATTATAAAAATTATAATATAAATATTCTCGCGTTGCGCATGAATTTAAGGATCTGTTCCTGTGGTGAGTCCCCAGAAGGAACAAGCATAACCAGGTCTAACAAAGTTTTCACCTGCGGTGCCAGCATCACCAATATTAACCGAAGGTAATTGTCGAGTGGAATAGGTGTTATTTCCACGAGTAGCGAGAACTACGATCATATCTTTACAGTTCTCATCAGCTGGTTCATATAATCCATCAGCCGCTGCGTTAGCATCTACGCTAGATTTCATTAATGTCTTTTTGTTACCCCAGTTTCTTGTAAAGGTCAATTCCTTTTGCGCGGGAACGCTAGGTATGGAATTACCATTATTTAGAGTTTCTGCGCCTGTAGCAGCCTCACTCGTATCTCCTCCCAGATCAAAATATTGATTCTGTAAAGTAAAACGGAGATCTTGATGTACTCGGTAGAAACGTTTATCTACATTGTACTCAAGCAAGCATTGTTTAGTCAAGGCTTGGGTAGCTGTCTGATCGAAAGCATTCTCCAGTCCTTTGGATTCTCCATTCTCATCGAGGAAGAGGGCTTTGGTAACAGATTTAATCTTACCAAGAGGAGAATCATCGCGTTTCATTGTGATGTGAAGAACCCTAAAGTGTATAGGATTCACGTAATACGAAGCAACATCACTATCGCTGTTAGAGCACGAAATTTTACACTTAAGATAAGTTCTCTTAAGATTAAAATATTGTCCGTCCATAATACGACTAGGGTTAGTGCCTATAGGGAGCGCGGGGCCAGAATTCATATTCACGCCAGCACCTCCTACGGTTTCATTATACCAAGAGAGGCCGCCGATGGGATAGGCGCAATCTGTGTATTGTGAAAGAGGATTACATACACCATTGTAAGCAATGAGGTCACTAGTAAGAGCAATACCCATCTGGAAAACGTTACCAGTAATCTGGAACGCCTCGCCAGAAGTAGGCCCAGTAAGCGTAGCGGGGGCATATTGTCCTATAGGTGTAATAGGAAAAATAGCAGGTATTTCTATGATGTAATCACTAGCCCATTTAGTTGAATTCACAAAGGGGCAAATTTTTTTTTCTAAATGAGATTCATTTACATATCTCTTATCTAACTTTCTTACTAGCTGATTAGTTAATCGAGCAGCGGTCTTGCCCTTAGCTTTGCGGGCGTGTCTTCTACGACGGTGATAAGGACGACGGCGGTGAGCGGGAGCACCAGAGGCACCGCGACGGGATCCAGATACTTTGGCAGGCATCTTTATATAACGTGAGAAAAAAAATAAAAAAATTGAAGACGAGGCAACCAGGATGCCAGCTATAGTTCATTGGGGAAAGAAGGGGATCTCCCCGTACAATCATCGCCTGACAGATAGTGTCGAGTTTTCCTGGCGCTCTCGCAAAGGGTGAGAGAGCGCCAGGAAACCTCGCCACTATCAGTTCATCGGCGGAAAGTTACGGGAGGAACTAAACCCTTTGTTTTTTTGTATATGTGTTAATCTTCTAGAAGGATCGCCGGGCCAGTTACTAAATTCTCGAGCGTTGTGGGATAATATCCTTCCTCATCGAAATCACGAATGGTATCTATTCTGCGAAGTAGTTGCTGAGGATCCTCAGCGGTACGCCAAATGTACTCAGGTCGATATGGTGACGTAATAATAATACGTCGTGCGAGAAGCTGGCGAGAACCACCTTTACATTCAACCTGATAAGCGTATCGATCTATTAATTTTAGA